GTCCCTGTCACGTTATCGACACCGGCACCGTGGACATCGAATGCTTTACTTCCTGGGTCGATAACGTGACAGGGACCATCACCCCAGGGCGCACCAACACGGCCAGCATCACCACGGCGACGACGACGACCATCGTGGCCGCGCCTGGCTCAGGACAGCGCAGCGTGCGGCATATCAATATCCACAACAACCATGCGTCCACAGCGTGCGGCGTGATCGTCTTTCACACGGATGGAACCAACCAGGTGGATCTCACGCCGAACATCATCCTGGCCGCGAGCGAGACCTTGGTCTATGGCGAGAACGGGATTTGGGTGCTCTACGACCCAGCGATGAAGCCGTACATGGGCTTGGGGCCAGTCGCCACGCAAGCGGAGATGGAAGCCGGAACCAGCTTGACCACGATGGTGACGCCAGGACGACAGCAGTTTCACCCCTCTGCGTGCAAGTTCTGGGTCGATACGTTGCCAGGCTCGATCAATAATGCGTCGTACAACGTCACGTCCGTGCTCGATACGGTGGCGGGCATCACGGTGATTACGATTGCGACCGACTTCAGCTCGGTCAACTGGTGCGTGCAATGCGCCATCGAATCCACCTCCGACACGATGACCGTGACGAACTTGAAGTTTTGCCGCGTTGGCCTGGCCGATCAAGCGGCTGGCACGGTCAGCATTGAGAGTCACGACCTGACCGCCATCACGGCTGTCCTGGAAGATCCCACGAGTTGGTATGTAGCAGGCTACGGTGATCAGTGAACAGGGAGATCAATAATGAAACACACCTTAGCTGATCAGGTGCCGGTGGCTGTGACGATGGACGATGGCACCACGGCGATCCTCTCCTTCATGCGTCGCGGCAGTTCCCCGACGCTCCCCCATGGGGCGCGATGGGAAGATGGGAGCGGGAAGTCAGGGATCTGGCTGCGTGACCCCACCGACGAGAACATCTTTGCCGAACTATCTAAGGCGCTTCCCTCGGTCAACCGACTTGGCGAACCGAAGCCGCAGCCCGCTCGGTACAAGGCTGTCACATGGGAGTCGGTCCCGAAGGACCGGACCTATCGCAATGCCCTACAGCATACCGACCAAGGGTTTCACCACGATCTGGCACAGGCCAAGGTATTGCACCTCGACAAGATTCGTCGTGCCCGCACCGCGCAGTTGGGTGAACTCGATAAGGACTGGATGCGAGCGACAGGGCAAGGCAAGAAGCAGGAGGCGGACGCGATCGAGGCGCAGCGGCAAGCCCTGCGGGACGCCCCACAAGCGGTGAATCTTGATACTGTCACCACGATCGAAGAGCTGAAGTTGGCGTGGCCAGAAGGAGTCCCGCGCTAATGGCGATCAAGTCCCTCTATGAGCCTGCGTTCAGCGTGAGCAACTGGTTCGGGCCTGCTCAGGTGATCGAATCCTGGTTTGACCGACAGTGGACCGTTGACTCCGGTAGCTCACTGACGCCGATTGCCGGTGCTGATTCCTGCGTGCTGGGCCTGACGGAAGATCGCACGCAGCTCGCACGGTTGAGCCGAGAGGACACGCTCTTGATGGGCCTGGCCGACACGAGCCGCGTGCTGGCCAATCTGCAACGCGAGGATACGCTGGTGACCGGCCTGACCGATAGCTCATTGCTTAAAGCCTTGACCGTGGTGACCGATAGCCTGGCATTGGGTTTGACGGAATCCAGCTCGCTGGTCGCCAAACTCTTACGCGAGGACACGCTGGTGCTGGGCCTGACCGAGGACCGGACGCAGTTCGTGCGGCTGACGCGCGAGGACTCTCTGCTGGTGGGCCTGCTGGACACCAGCCGCGCCCTCGCCATCTTGAACCGAGAGGACAGTGAGACGATCGGGTTGACGGATGCCGGCTCAGTGGCGGCGACCATTGCGGTCACCGATACGTTGGCGGTGCTCTTGACAGAAGATGCGACCCTGTTGGCACGCCTCACGCGCGATGAGGTGCTGCTGCTGGGCCTACTAGAGGATCGCACCTTGGCGGCCTACACCTTGACGAGTGACAGCCTAGCCGTGGTGACGGCAGAAGATCGCACCTTGATGGCCTTGCTGGCACGCGACGAACTCCTGGCCTTCACCGTGAGCGACCTGGCCACATTGGCCGCGGCGCTGAGCACGTCCGATTCGGTGGCGGTGATTGTCGAGGAACTCTCGTCCGTCATCGTCAACATACCGGCCTCTGACGGGCTGATCATGGCCCTCGTCGAGGACCGGACGATCTTCGTGCGCGTGAGTCGCGATGAGGCGCTGAGCCTTGGTTTGACCGATAGCTCACACATCCTGGCTCGGCTCGACCGTGAAGATGCGCCAGCGATCATCATTGTGGAATCGAGCGCCCTGGACATCTCTGAAGGGGCGCTGGTGTCGAAGAACGTGTCGGACACAGTAGAGTTGGGCCTGGTGGATAGCTTCCTGTCTATCCTGGCACGCATCTCAACCGATGACAGCCTGGTGCTAGCTTGGGAGGAATCTGTTCAGATCCTCGCCCGCATGACGCGAGAGGACACGATCCCGATCGGGCTGATCGAAGGATCAAGCTTGGCCGTAGCGATCTCGGCCACGGGCGATGGGTTGCAGATCGGGCTGACCGAGAGCAGCCGCGCCTTGGTCTCCGTCGCCAGGGAAGATGCCGTGCAGACCATCCTGACTGAATCATCGGCAATCTTTGCTCGCGTGGCAGTCGAGGACGGGGTGTTGGTGGGGCTGGATGATGCGATCGCGAACTTGGTGGCCGTGCTGAACCGGAACGATACCGCGGCCTTGGTGATCGTGGATAGTGGCATGCCATCGGTAGCCGTGACAGCGAGTGATGGCCTGGTGATTCAGATCGTGGATGCCGGTACGGCGATCGAAGTGTTCTTGAACCGGCTGGGCTCGGTGTTGGTGGCCACGGTGCGACGGCTTGGTGTGCAGGAGTATTCCGTGCGTTACCTGGAGCGGTTGGTGCGGGCGCCAGCCATTCCCATCCGGACGTTGGTCTATCTGCTGCGCACGGTGCGCTACCTGGGGACGATCCGCTCACTGAGGATATTATGAGCAAGATCAAGGTGGAATTTGTCGAGGGCTGGTCGGGGCCACTGGACTTTGAGTTGCTGAATGATGGCGCCGCGCAAGACTTGACGACCATGACGGTGACCGGCCAAGCGCGCAATCGACTGAACGCGCTCGTGGACTTATCGAGCGACGTGACGGTGATCACGGCCACCGATGGCAAGGTGCGGATGACGCCCGACACCGGCGACTTTCAATCTGAGGACTCGCCCTACGAGTTACGGTTTAAGGTGGTGGACGCGGGATTGGCTGTCGTATTTTTCCCCAGCGGGGAGGCGGTCAACCTGATCGTGAGGCCGTGACATGGGGTTTCTGGATGGTGTGCGCGACCTGTTCCCGCACACGGTGACCGTGACGCCGTGGACGGGACAGAATCAATATGGGGAGGCGACCTATGGCGACCCGATCACCTATCAGGCGAAGATCGAGCAAGGGGTCAACCTACTTCGAGAGGGGTTCGGGGATCGCACGCTGGTCCCGAAATACAAAGTGTTCCTCGGCGATGCCGTGCAAGTGGATGCACGCGATCTTCTCACGCTGGACGTGGCCTTTGGTTCGCGCGACGCCAGTGGGACGTTCGAGCCTCCAGCGACGACGATCATGATGGTCAAGCCGGTCTACGATGAACGGGAATGGGTTTGCACGATCGTCTATTGCGGGTGAACTGATATGGCAAGCAGTAAAACCATCACGGTGCAGGTGTCAGGGTTGCGGGAATGCCTAGCCACCTTGCAGCAACTTGAAGGTCGGGCGCCCTATGCGGCAGCCGTCCTGCTGAAGGACTTCGTGGAGACGCAGGTGATCGCGCCGGCCAAAGAGCTGGTGCCGGTGGACACAGGCGCCCTGCGCAGCACGTTGCAGGCGAGTGAGCCGATCATCACAGGGACCAAGATTTCCGTGCAAGCCAGCGCGGGAGGGGATGCGGCAGCGTACGCCTTGAGCGTCCACGAGAATCCGCGCAGCGGTAGGACAGGCGGGGTGTCACCATCCGGCAGGAAGTATAAGAGCTGGGCACAAGTCGGGGAATGGAAGTATCTTGAGCGGCCTGCTCTCGCGGCGGCGAGTACGGCAGTGGACTGGCTAGCCTCCGCTGCCAGGGATCTGGTCTCAAGGCTGAAAGGATAATCATGGGACTCTGTGAAGACATCAGAACGCAATTAATAACCGGCGGCATGACAGCTAGTAGTTTATTCGTTGCTGAGGCCCCAGAGAAGCCCGACACGGCTCTCGCCATCACGGCGACGGGCGGACTGGGGCCGACGCGCACCATGTCTGGCACAAAAGCCAACGCGCCGGTGGAGCGAGTGCGGGTCCAGTTGCGGGCCCGCGCAACAACCTACGCGGCCTGTGACGCGCTCATGACGCAGGCATACGGGTTACTGAGTGGGCTAGGGGAAACCGTCATCGGCACCTGGCGCTACTACTTTTTCACGCCGGTGCAGACGCCGTACTATTTGGGTTTGGACGGGGCGGCGCGTCCAGTGATTGCGGTCAATTTTGACGTGCAACGCAAAGAGGACACCAACTAAGAAGGAGGATCAACGATGCCACAAGCTATCATTCTTACCAACGCAGGAATTTGGGTCGGGACAGGATCGGCCAGCGCCGATCGGGACTTGTCCAACCGGACACGGTCCATCAAGTGGACCGACGAGGCGGACGAACATGATGTCACGGTCATGGGATCGACGACCAGGATTCGGGCCATCGGGCTGTCGGAATCCAACATCGACATCGAGGTGATGCAGAGCTACACGACCACGGACGGCGGCGAGAACATCGACAGCCTCCTAGCCACGCTGGAGGACTTGAGCGCGACCGGCAAACCGTTCTTGGTCCGGATGCGCAAGACGAATTCCAACAAGAGTTCAACGAATCCAGAGTATTCCATGTTGGCCGTCATGAGCAAGCGCACCATTTTCGACGGCGAAGTGGGCGACGTGCTGATGAGCCCGATCACGTTCTTGAGCGCCAGCGACGTGACGCGGGCGGCGGTCAGTTCGTAAGGTTTTTTAGTTCGGGGAGGATGCCAGGGAAGTACGGAGGGCGCGATGGTGTCATTGAAGCAGCAGTTGGCCAACCGGCCAGACGTGAGACAGAAAGAGATCGAGTTGACCTCGTTGGGCGGCGACCCGTTGACCGTGACGATTCGCCGCCTGACGGTTGGCGAGCGCGACGTGCTGATGAAGGACTACCAGCTGGGCACCGCCGAAGGGGCCGCACGCGGGGTGGAAGCCTCGATGGGCATCGTCAGGATGTCTGTTATGTCGGACGAGGGTGAGGGGCCATTGACCGCGGAAGAGGTGCAAGCAATGCCTGCCGCCTTGGTTGACGAGATTGCGACCGCCGTGATGGCGTTCAACGGATGGACCAAGGCGAGCAAGGCCGCGCTTGACGACCAGTTTCGCCCTACAGCCTGACCTGCAATTCAAGTATTGGCTCGCGGCGGAACTGCACATGACCGTACGGGAGCTGGTCGACACGATGGACTGCATTGAATACCACTGGTGGGGCGTCCACTTCTCGCGCAAAGCGCAAGCCGAGAAGCAGGCTGCGGACCAGGCCAAGCGAGGCCGAAAAGGAAAGGGCACGTTCTAGATGGCCGATGAAGTCAGTGCAGGGAAAATTACGTTTGATTTCTCAGCCGATCTGAGCGATCTACACGCGGCCTTTGCCGATGCGAAGAAGGGCTTGAACGATCTGTCGAGCAGCATGACCAAAGGTACCGGCGCGATGTCGGGCTTTGGTCAGGCTGGACAGGTCGCGGGCGGCATCCTGATCGCCGAAGTGGTCAAGGGGGCGTTGGAGGCCGCGAAGGCTGTCATCACGTTTGCGCACACGGTGACGAAGTCATCAAGTGAGGCTGTGGAAGCCCTCGAAACGGTCTCAGGGCAGACCGGCTTGACGATCCAGCAACTCCAAGAATTGCAGCCGGTCTTTGCCCGCAACGGAATGTCCGCGCAAGCGATGGGGGGCGTGTTCCGCATTCTCGCGCGGAACATGGAGCAGGCGAAAGATCCGACCTCGCAGGCCACCAAGTCATTCCGTGAACTCGGCATCAATATCAGCGGGCTGGAAACGCCGACCGAAGTGTTCACCCTCATTGCCGAGCGGATCAGCAAGCTCCCGATTGGATTTGAAAGGACGCGCCTGGAGACGGAACTCCTGGGCCGTTCAGGCACGAGACTGAACGGCGTCTTGAACCAGGGGGCCGAAGGATTGCGCAAGTCGGCTGCCGAAGCGCGGGCCATGGGGAACGTGCTCAATAATGAAGCGAATCAAGCCCTCCTGAATGTCAACGACAGCTTCGACGATCTAGAGGTGTCAACTGCCAATATGGAAAAACACCTCGGCGTCCTGTTCGCGCCGTTCATCCAGAGCTTGAACGAGGCACACAAGGCAACCATCGACTTCGCGACGAAGGCCATTGACAAGGTTATTATTGAAACGCGGATCTTGCGGGCCAGTTTCATGGGGCTATGGGGCTTCATAAGAGAAGTCGCCAACCTCAGCGTCCTGGAGTGGGGGAAGATCCCTGAGATTTTCGCAAAGTGGCAAGCAC